CAGCAGTAATTGATCAAAACCAATTAGTAGGTCAAATTTATATCCAACCAACACGTACAGCTGAATTTATTTCGTTAGATTTCATCTTAATGCCTACAGGAGCTGAATTCCCAGGATAAAAACTGAAAAATTAGATATTTATAATAAAATAAAAATAGAAAACAAATGGCAATTTTAAATCCAAACGAAATATTTTTCACAGCGTTTGAACCTAAACAAACCAACCGTTTTATCCTTTATATGGATGGCGTTCCATCATATTTGGTAAAAGGAGTAGGAGCAGTGTCTTTAACACAAACAGCAGTTGCCCTTAATCACATCAACGTTCAACGTTATGTAAAATGAAAAACTGTTTGGAATACTATCCAATTTACCCTATATGATTCAATCACTCCAAGTGGTGCTCAAGCAGTAATGGAATGGGTACGTTTAGGTCACGAATCAGTAACAGGCCGTGATGGTTACTCAGATTTCTATAAGAAAGATATTACATTCAACGTTATCGGACCTGTAGGTGATATTGTTTCTGAATGGATTATTAAAGGAGCCGTTATTACAGAAGCTAACTTTGGTGATTATAGTTGGGATGATGATGGTCAACCTACAAACGTTACCGTTACTGTACAACCTGACTACTGTATCCTAAACTTCTAATATTAGGTTGAACAACAAATATATAAGAGCTCCAAAGAAATTTGGAGCTTTTGTTTTCTTTTAATATATTTATAACCATATGAAACTAGATAGCTTACGTACTTTAGTTAAAGAGGAGCTTAGTAAGCGCCTAAATGAGGAATACCAAGACAAGTTCAAAATGGTAGGTATGCTTATTACCAACATTAAAAAACGCCCTCAAAAAGAAATATTCTCTGACATTCGTTCCATTCCAGGCATTACAGTAGCATCTGTAAAAGAACCTATGGAATATAGTGAACAAAATACAGAAAAATTCCAATCTATAATGACTATTAAAGTTGATGGTCATCCATGGATTGCATCTAGTGGATTTGACCGTTCAAAAATGGAAGATATCCGCAAAGCTATATTGAAAGTAGAAGGAGTATTATCATTCAATGTGAATCCTGATAATATTTCAGCTCTTTAATATATTTATATAAGACAATTAAGTTATAACAAATAAAAATTATGAGTGAATTTAAATTACCAACTGAAACAGTTGAATTACCTTCAAAAGGTTTACTTTATCCTGAAGATTCTGAATTAGCAAAAGGTGTAGTAGAAATTAAATATATGACTGCTAAGGAAGAAGATATCCTTACAAATCAATCATATATTAAAAACGGTACTGTACTTGATAAATTGCTTAAATCATTAATTGTATCAAAAATTAATTTTGATGATTTATTGATTGGTGATAAAAATGCAATCATGGTTGCAGCCCGCATTCTAGGATATGGCTCAGAATATTCATTCGATTATTTAGGTGAATCTTATACTGTAGATTTATCTCAAATAGAAAACAAACCTCTTAAAGAAGAGTTATTTAAAGATCGCAAAAACGAATTTGAATTTACACTCCCTAAATCAGGAAATACTATTACTTTTAAAATTTTAACCCATAAAGACGAACAAGATATTAATCGTGAATTAGATGGTTTAAAGAAAATTAATAAAGACACCTCTCCAGAACTTTCAACTCGTTTAAAATATCTTATCACCTCAGTAAATGGAGATTATGAACGAAAATCTGTTCGAGAATTTGTTGATGGGTATTTGTTAGCTCAAGATTCTCGAGCATTAAGAGAATACATTAAAGAAGTTCAACCAGATGTTGATCTAACTTTTTTTCCCGACGGGTCTGACAATAGAGTCAATATCCCAGTTGGGGTTAGCTTTTTTTGGCCTGACATTTGATATAGCATCTCAAGTTAGAGCTGCTTTATTTAAACAAATTCATGAAATAGTTTTTCATGGGAAAGGAGGATATGATTGGAATACAATCTATAATATGCCTGTTTGGCTTCGTAAGTTTACTTTTAATGAAATAAAAAATTATTACAAAGAAGAAAAAGAAGCTATAGAAAATAAAGGTAAAAAAGGTAGCCAAACTGTAATCAATTCTGATGGAACCATTAAAACCCCAGAATTATTACAAAAAGCAGCAACTAACCAACCTCCAAAACTCACTCCTTCACCTAAAAGACCAGTAAGCTATAAATAGTTAATATTTATAATAAAAATAAATGGCTTTAACTCCTGAAGAACAACAACAAAGGTTAAACCGACTTATACAAGAAGGTATTCAATTAGCTAGACAGTTAAATGATACCCAACAAGAGTCTAGTTTTCGAAATTTTACAGGCAGTCTTACTGATGCTGAACGTCTAGTTGGTTCATTGAGAGATGAATGGACTGAATATACTCAAGATGTTGCTGGGACTGCTTTAAATTTCCAAAGAATTGTAGACGAAATTAAAAACATGAATAGTGGAGTTAAACGCTCCCAACAATCATTTTCAGGTTTAAATAGTTTAGCTCAAAAATTACAATCCCATCAAGAGGGGATTAGTAAATTATCTTCTAAAGAAATTAAAAACATAAAAGATAAAGTTAAAAATCAGATAAATGAATTAAATTTATCCAAACAACTTTTAGAAGACCAACTAGCCCAATCTAATCTTTCAGATACTGAAAGAAATAAAGCTGAAGCTGCTCTTAATAACATTAATCAGTCTCTTAATGATAATAATAGTGCACTTAATCAATTTAATACTCAATTAGATGTAGCTGCTCAAAACGCAGAAAATTTAGAGGATGCCTTAGGATTAGGAGGTAATGCTTTAAACGGCATGAAAGAGGCCATGAGTAAAATGGGTCTTGGTGGTCTATCTGATAAGTTAGGATTAGATGAAGCCAAAGAATCCATGGATGAAATGGCGGCTAAACTAACTAATAACGGTGAAAATGCTGCCTCTTTTGGAGATAAATTTAAAATCATGGGTGCTGGGATGAAATCAGCATTTTCTGGTTTAACTAAAAGTCTTTTAGGACCTGAAGTACTAATTGCTGAATTTGTTGATGCTCTTCAAAAGTCGGATGCAGCTGCAGGTCAATTAGCAAAAGATTTCAACATGACATATTCTGAGGCTTTAGCTACTCGAAGAGAGTTAGGGAATATGGCTGCCACTTCTGCTGATGTAGCACTTAACACAAAAGCACTCCAAGAATCAATGGTGGCTGTTGGTAAATCTTTAGGTACTAACGCAATGCTTAATGAAGCCGATCTAAAAACATTTACTAAATTACGTGAACAAGCAGGATACACTAATGAAGAATTAGTAGGTATTCAAAAATTATCATTAGTAAATGGAAAAACGTTAGAAGATAATACTGCTGAAATCTTAGGTGGTGCTGAAGCATATGCTGCTAGAAATGGATTTATTGTAAATGAAAAAGATGTATTAAAAGAAGTATCTAAAGCATCAGCTTCATTAAAATTAACTCTAGGAGGAAGTGCTGAAGCCGTAGCTGTAGCAGCTACAAAAGCAAAACAATTTGGATTAAATTTAGAACAAGCCGAAAAAATTTCTGAGAGTTTACTTCAATTTGAGTCTTCTATTGAAAGTGAGTTAAGTGCTGAATTGTTAACTGGTAAAAATTTAAATCTTGAACGAGCACGAGCTTTAGCTCTTAATGGTGATGTAGCCGAAGCTGCTGCTGAAATAGCAAAACAAGTAGGAACATCTGCTGATTTTGCTAAAATGAATGTTATTCAACAAGAAGCTTTAGCTAAAGCTGCTGGAATGACTAGAGATGAGTTAGCTCAATCTTTAATGGATAGAGAAGCCCTTACTAAACTTTCAGGAGTTGAAGGGAAAGATGCTAAAGAAAAATTTGATAATTTAGTTAAACAGGTTGGTTTAGAAGAAGCTAAAAAACGTTTAGGAAATGAACAATTAGCAAACCAATTTGCTCAACAATCAGTTCAAGAAAGATTTGCTCAAGCTACTGAAAAATTAAAAGAATTATTTGTTCAAATAGTAGAACCAGTATTAGCTATTCTTTCACCTTTAATTGATATAGTTACTACTATTTTACCATTAATTAATATTCTCCTTAAACCCATAATAACTACATTTCAAGCACTAGGAGACATAATTAAAACATATATTGAAGAACCTTTAAAAGGACTTAAAGAAATATTTGGAGGTGTAATAGAAATGTTCACTGGAGATTTTTCTAAAGGACTAAAACAAGTAGGAACAGGAATTTTACGAGTAGTATTAACCCCATTACAAGCCATTATTTCCGGAGTAGTTACCCTAATCAATGGGACTATTGATCTCATCAATATGATCCCAGGAGTTGATATATCTCAAATCACACCACCAAATCTAACAGATATGATTGTGGGAGATGATGTATTTTCTCCTGGAGGTAATTCTACTGGATATGGTAAACGTACTTTATTTGGTCCTGAAGGAGCAATTTCATTAAATAATAAAGATACAGTAATAGCAGGAACTGATTTATTTAAGAAAGGTGATGACGTAATGTCTGCCCCTAAAGGCACTATAACTGTTGCTAATAGCACTACACCAAAACCACAACCAGTACAAGACCCAAATGCAGGAACTAACGCTAGACTAGATGCTTTAATTTCAGCAACAACAAAAGTAAATGCTATTCCAACATTAAAAATTCAATAACATTTAATATTTATAATAAAAATAAATAATCATGGGAATATTAACTAAATTAACTACTGAAGGATCTGCTTATAGTGCATATGATGGTGCAACACCTCCTACTAATCCACTTGCAACACAACAATCAAAATTGCATGCTGATGGAAATGCTCCTGGATATTCGTTAGATGGTGCTAATGCTAACTTAGTAACTACTCAATATAATGGATATGATGATGGGACTCCAAATCAAATTCCACTTCCCTCACTGTTAGATTTGAATGGTGTAGCTCCAACACAGTACTTAGACAATTTACCTCAATAAAAAAATTGAATGGGTCTTTTAATCAAATTAAAGAATGGGGACACCCAACTAAAATCACTCAAGTTTGGTAAAGACCAACCTGGTGGGGGGGATAGTAATCAACCTTTCATCAAAAAAAGTATAGAACAAGATTCTAAAAATCCTGCATTCTATAATGATTTTATTTTACGTGGTGGTATTGAAGCTCCTTTAAGTGCTGCTGAAGATGTTGCTCGTTTAACAAAATATTTTTTCAATTTTAATAATCCTAGTGGTTTTTTATTTACTGCTAAGCAGAATATTCTTTCTCGTAGCGGTACTAAAACTGAAGCTTCTAGAGGAGCTGCATATCTGGGTGGTGGATTAAACGAAGGTGCTTATACTCCATTATCTACATTAGCAGAAGCTGGTGTAGGTTTTTTGGGTATTCACTTAAATAAACAAGGTTTAGACCCTACAGGATTAATTCCCCCCCTTTCAATTAAAAACTACCAGGATGCAATTAAACAAAACCAATTAATTGGTCCATTTATTCCTGAAAACAACCGACTTACTCAATTAACTAATTTAATCTCCTCAAGCAGATCAGAAAATAACTTTTCGTTTGTAAAAGGATATGGATTAAATGTAGGAAATTCTGTTGTTTCCTATACTGGAGGTTCTGATTCAGTAATTGGGATAGGTACTACTTATGTAAAATTTGCTACTGATAACGCTGATGTTCCTTTAAAAACATTAACTCCTAAACCAGATGGATATTTAACTGTTAATAAAGAATATTTTATCCCTACAGGTAGTGTTTATAAACCTGGTCAATCTTTAGTTAAAAATCCTGATAAATATTTAGGTGATGAATTTACCAGTCCTGTTTTACTTACTCCACGACAAGATTTAGATGATTATTTAGTAGGAAAAACTTATAAAAATATTCAAGCAAATGGGCAGTGGAGAGTTCCTGTTTTTGCTACTCTTGCTTATAATGCTTTTATAACTAAACCTAATGAAGATGTTATTTATAACGAATTAGTTAAAGAAGGAAGAGATTCCTACGAAATTGACCAATTTCTTTCAGTCTATAAAGAACCAAATTCATTAATTCCTAGAACAGATGTCTCTACTTATCTTACTAAAGGAAGTGAATATCAAACCAAAATAGCACAATCTGATGTAGTATATTCCTCATCCATCAATCAAAAACTAGCTAGTTTTGGAAGGCATCTTATTAAAGATTCTGAATATTTTGTAGATTCTGGGTATTATGAAGCAATTTCGCCTTCTAATCCAACTACTCCATTAGGAAGATATTCATCTGATGCAACATTATCAACAGATTCACGATTAACAGGATCTATAAATGGAGATCTTGATTTTTCTCCTGATATTGAAAAACCTATAATATATAAAAACCCCAATGTTACAGGCTATCTAGCCAATATGAATAAAAACTCGGGGAATTATATGATAGAAGATAAAACTGTCACTCAACATAATCCACTTAGAGTAGGCGGTAGAGGAATTTCTTTTGATTTTAGACAAATTAGTAGAAACCAAAGAGGATTTAATGACCCCGACCCATCATTAGATTTTTCCAATTATGATTACATTACCACTTCAGGATCTGATTATTCTAAAGAAAAAACTCTTGATAGAATATATTATAATTCCGGAGCTTCTAAAAGAACATCAAATTCAATATCTAGTAAAACCGATATAATTAAATTTCGTATTGCTATAGTTAACCCAAAATCTCCATCAACTCAAGATGAAGCATCAATCCTTAACTTTAGAGCCTATATTGATGAATTTTCAGATTCATATGGTGCTGATTGGGGTTCACAAACTTATATGGGTCGTGGAGAAAAATTTTACAAGTATAATAATTTTACTCGAGATATAAGTCTTGGATTTACTATTGTAGCAGATAATGCAACTCATCTTTCTACAATGTATAATCAGCTAAATAGGTTAGCCGCTTCTATTGCTCCTACATATACTGATGCTGGCTATATGGCTGGTAATTTACACAGATTAACAGTTGGTGATTATCTTTACGGGCAGTGGGGAATTATGAGTGGATTTACTTATGAAATTATAGAAGATTCTCCTTGGGAGATAACTGAAGGAAAACAAGTTCCAATGTATATTAAAGTATCCGGGATTAAATTTACTCCTATTCATAACTTTAGACCATCATCATATTTCAATGGAGCTAAAAAATACATTTACCAAAATGTGAAAACTAATAATAGTTAAAAATAATGTCTAGATATACATTTATTCCTTTTTTTTCTACCCCTGAAAAACCCGAAAGAAGATACATTAATGTTAAGTATCCTTCCATCCCTCGTGGCTCTCAGGATATTTATGTATATGTTACCGAAGGTGATAGATATGATGTTTTAGCTCAAACATATTACAATGATTCTACTTTATGGTGGGTTATAGCTAGAGCTAATGCTACAATATCCCCTACTGATTCTCTCTACCCATCACCCGGAACACAAATTAGAATTCCTAGTGTAGATAGAATTTCTACTATTCTTAGTGAATATGAAGAAATAAATAGAACTTTATAAAAAATAGTTATGCCAAATATTATAGGTGAACCATTTAAAAATTATGTTGCTCAACAAATAAACGCTAGGCAAAAAGCTCATGGGTCAGGTACAGATGGTACCTCACGAACCCCTGAACAAATCACATATTTAAATTCTAAAACAGCTTGGGTAAAACTAGCCTCAGGAATTAAAGTAAATGATGCTCGAGTTCAAGCAGAAGGTATTAGACCTGGTTTAGCTTGGGGTCAATTAGCTAGAAACTACATTTTATATGGAGGTGTATCTTCCCTTCAAGAGGGATATTTAAAGCAAAGAGGCACATACTCCGATGCTAATAACGTTTGGGACTATATCAAAGGAACATATAATGTATCAGCTAGAACTACCGGTAATAAAAGTACTGGTGAATATGGTTTATCTCCTATGCCTGGTATTATTGGGGCTGAAATAAAAAGTTTAAATAGAGGTTCAATTAAACGTGCTGAGGTTACTATTAAATGCTATACACCTGACCAATTTCAAATTATAGATTTACTCTATTTGAGATTAGGATATACTATGTTTTTAGAATGGGGGTGGTCCCCTTATCTAGATAATAGTGGTAAACTTGTCTCTAATTATACTACACTAATTGAATCTGAAAATGGTTTTTTCTCAGATAAATGGAAAGATAAATCATATTCAG